TCACGATGGAACGCTCGTTACCTCGAGTAAAGCGTACACGGTCGGGACGGTACGAACTGCTTGAGCCTTCTATGTGGTAATACTGTGTGGGGTCTTTATTCATAAAAGCATTCCAGCCGTGTTTTAGTCTGGAACCTAAGTTAAATCTCATTTTGAATTTCCTCCTCATTCAAACGCGTCACGGTTTCTCTTATATGCCTCATAAGCATCAAGCAAAGCCGCCACCGCGTCAATCTTTTGGTCATATCGCTTTTTCATAAGCTTACGATTTCCATTGGTGTCTTCCATTGCTATACAGTTACCCATCGCATACTGCATAAGCTTCTCATCAAAAATCAGTGCCCTATCTTCGGCAAGCTTTTTGAGTTCGCCAAGAGGCACTGATTCGGTCTTTGCACCCTGTATAATTTTCTCTATTCCGAACGGTCCGTTTTCTGTTTCCCAGCGTGCAACAAAGTCTTTTGCATTATACGGGTCAAAGCCCAAAGTACGAATGTCATATCCGCGTTCCGCAATGTGCTGGTCAAGATCTTCGTATACTTCCATCATGTCGAGTACGGTTCCGTTCAGAACCATCAAACTTCCTTCGTCTATGAACTCGTCATACTTAGCACGCTTTGCTGCGGGAAGCTTCATGAGTGTATACTCGCTTATATAGTTGCGGGTTTTTACTCCGAACGCACCGTTGCGCAATGGAAATAAGAATGTAAATGCGCAGAAGTCATCGCCCTGCGATAAGTCCGCGCCGAGCGAGCAAGGCATCTGCCAGAAGTCGCGGCGGCGATGCGGAAGGGTTTCCTCGTAAGTGAAATAATACGTGTAGCCCTCCATTGGCAGCCCGAAACGCTTTGCTAAAATATCATTGCGGGCTGCGGGAGCATTTTCAGCTCTTTCGACATCGCGCTGATATGTTTCATACGTTACCGTCTTTCCCAGATTCGGATTTGCTTTCAGCCACATTTCAGGCTTGCCTACCTCGTCAACGTTGTCGAGCTTGTACCACCAAATGGATACATATGGTGCTATGTAGTCGCCTTTCAGGATGTCCATCAATTCCATTTTGATTGTATCGCCGACACCGTTCCTTACGGTTCCCTCTGAACTGGTTGCTATGATTATGTAATCATCAAGCTTCGATGCGCCTTGCTCTATTGCTCCTATCGGGTCTTCCCGAACATCACCGGACAGCCACTCGTCAACCGTTGCAACCTTTACGCGCAAGCCCTGAAGCTTGTCTATCGACATCGGACGAATCACTATCATTGATTCGGTCATGAAATTCTTAATTCCCTCTTTTGTTGAGGCAAGCTTGACGCGATTCGCTTTAGAACCCGTAGTGTTTTGCAGTGAGCCATCCGTCATAAACTTAAAAAACGGACCTCGCGCACGAGCTATCGCTGTTTTTATAGGCGATATCACTTCTTCCGCCTGCTTCATTGTCGGTGCGGTAGTTATCTGATGCGTGGTGGATGTGTCTATTACGTGATAATACTCCTGCACGCATGAATCATAAAGAGATTTTGCCGCGCCTCGTCCGACTATCAAATACTGCTTTTTTATAAGACGCTGACGTATGCGTTTCTTGACATAATGTCCGCCGTGATTTCCGGGAGTTGGCTCGTATACGCTTTTTTCCTCGAAATAATACCATCCGAATATCTGTTCGCCCCAAAGCTTAAACGTGTCCAAAAGATGTAAGTCGCTTCCATCAGTAAGTGTCAGCTCACCTTCGCAAAAGCGGATCCAACCCTCTACAACTTCGTCATCATAGTATATAGACGGATTCGCTATAAGCGCGTCTATACGGTTCATCTCCATGGATACTTCCTTGCATACCGGTATTTCACCGCGCATTACCGCATCACGAAACGCACCGTAATAGCGCGGTACGGCTGTATTTGATAATGACATTTAGATTGCTCCTTTTTAACCATTTTTATACGATCGTTTGCCAGCCAGCAGTCCGGCTACTATGCTTTTGCCTAAAACCACAGCCGAATTTACTGTGTCAACGTTGCCGTTTTTGCGTGCTGCTAAATATCTGTCGACAACGTTCTTTCCAACAGAAACAGTGTTTTTAGTTGTTGTTTTCTGTTCCTCGCTATGTTTAGACAAAGATTTTATTCTTTTTAATCTCTCACGATTCTTGTCGACTGCATGTTTCACTGCGTTATGGTGTAAAGTATTATAAAAATCCGACATTTTTCATCACCTTTCAGTTTTATTATTGAATATATTCAAATTTAATAGTATAATAATTGTGCGTCATATTTACACAATCTTACATATGGAGGAGTTTAATTATGGATAACAAAACAAATGAATTTCTTATGAAATTTGAGCCAATGTCATTGCAGGAATTTGACGGGCGGTCTAATGAGATAATAAAGGTGCCGATTACACAGATTACAGCACTCGGAGCAGTTTTTGCGCCTATGGCTGAACAATTCGGAACCGTCGCCAACACCTTACATACCGGTTCAGGCGAAATCTTATACAGAGCATTAAGCCCCGAAGGGAATCCTGTAAAATTGAACTACATGGTTCATGACGGTATTGGCTTTTCAAGTATGTATTCGGCTAACGGTTCAAGGGCCATAGCTCGTATGCAGGAAGTTGGTCCTACTGCAACAATCCCATGCAATCCGGCTACCCTAATGGTCGCGGTTGCTTTAGTTGAGGTAACTCAAAAACTTGATGATATAGCGGAGCTTCAGCAAAAGATGTACGATTTTTTACAGGATGACAAACACGCCAAACTGAAAGGCAACCTTGTTTTCCTTATGGATACGTTTAAAAATTTCAAAAGCAACTGCACAAACGAGGCTTTCAGAACTGCGTCCGACATTAAAGCTCTTGATATAAAGCAGGAATCATTACAGAACATAATGTTCTATCGTTCACAAATCGAAAAAACTATTGATAAAAACAGTCTGTTCATACATGATAAGAGTTTAAAGTCCATGACCGAATCGCTTGTAAATGATTTCAGCTTTTATAGGCTTGCCTTGTATTCTTTTGCTTTTTCCTCATTTATGGACATTATGCTTGGTAAAAATTACGATCCGAAATTTTTGAAAAATACATCCGACGCGATTGAAAATTACATGGTTGATTACCGTAAGCTTTATACAGATTGTTACAATAAACTTGAAAAAGATTCGGGAAAATCCATACAAACAGAACTCGCAAAGGGTGTTGGATTCCTTTCCAAGACCGTGGGTAAAGCTGTTGCGAAAACCCCGCTTATCAGCAAATCGCAGCTTGACGAAAATCTCATTGCTGCCGGTAAATATCTTCAAATGACCGGTGAGGAAAAAACAGATAAGCCAATGGATTATTTCGCTTCTGTAAAAGACGATTTCGTTCGCCCGTTTGTTAATAATATCAAACTGTTAAATAAGCTGTATAGTAAGCCTCATTCCGTTGCTATTGACAGAGAGAACATATATCTTGTTGCATAAAATAAAAAAAAGCGAGAATTCGGAAGGGATGCTTTGTCATCCCCTCAATTCTCGTATGGATAAAGCTATCGACAATGCCGATGCTGCAACACCGAGTGTGGCACCGGTTCCTTCGAGTATCCGCGTAGTAACTTCTCTGCCTTTAGAGATCTTATCAGCATTAAACAAATCGTTATACTGCCTTTCAAGATATTCACGGTTTATACGCTCTCGCATCTCTTTGTCGGTCATCTTGGATAAGTCCATACGGGATTTACTGCTGCTCTTTGACAAAGACCTATTTGCTTCTTTCAGGCGATTTACCATGCTTGAACCGGATTCCACAACCCGCTTTGCGTTCTCGTAGTCTTCTTTGACATACTTGCTGACGTTCGGCTTACGCCCGCCGTTTCTTCGTTCTTCTTTCGTCAGCGGATTATCACGTAAATCTCGGGCATAACGTCTCTTTCCCGCTTCGGTTAATGTACCATCTTTGTTCTGATATCTTCTGACGCCCCACTTCATCTCTTTGATACCATGATGATAAATCTCATTACTCATTTTGAATTTCCTCCTCTCCCGGATCAACCGCGACATTGATTCTAAACTCCAGTTCGCTTATCATCCGATTTATTGCATCTGCAACAGACGAGCTTGTCGGCGGGTCAAACAGCAAACGCGTTTTTAAATGCACGTATGATTTTACCATCTCAATCCGAGTATCATCTCCGAGAAAATCCGACCATACAGCGGTATCGTCCGTAATTGAAAAGCCTTTCGCATCGCCTACGCCGAGCTGAGTAAGTATCGAGAGCGCGGTGTTGATGCCTATAATTATGTCTGCATCGAAATACTTGTAATCCTCCGTAACTCCAAGTAATTTCTTAATAGACGTAAGTATACTTTCCATGACCGACACCTCGTTATTTGATTGTTATGTATTGCTTCATGCAGAAGCCGCTTATGTTTTTATACTTCACAGCATAATATCCATCAGTAGAATTTTCCTCGTCCACTGTTACTTTTGTTCCCTCTTTGAGAACATCCATTATCATAGCGTTGGAATTTGGAAATTTACGAATATTAAGCTTCTGACAGTTCGATACAGTTCCGATAGTTGTCTCTGCCGCATCGGTTACTTCCGCCTCTTTGTTAAAATCATTTGTAGGAGCTATTATTACTCCAGAATCCTGTTTAGTTTTTCTGCGTGGCATAGTTTCATCCTCCTTGTTTAATGTCTCCATGGACAGGTATCGTTTTTGGTTCTTTCTTGAGATAATGTGTTGTAATTCGTTCCGGAACCATAATGTATAATATTATGAGTCTCATGCGTTACACATATGAGATACTCAGGATTTAGAAGATTATCGGTTGAGTGTATAAC